CTATCAAGCATCGCACGCCAGCGGCCACTGAAGGGACGGTCTACGGAGCGGGAGGTATACTCCGACCTGCGTCTCAGTTTCCAAGTCCATAACGCATAAGGAATCCTACACCTCAAAGATGTAGGACTCTTTATATATGAGGTTTTTCTTATATGATTTTTCTTATATCAAATCGAAATTGGATTCGTTCATCGAGAGCCGAGTCTCTGTCGTATCTGAAAAGGGATTCTTCCACCGTATGTCCGTCCACCAGCAGAGCACGCCGTCTGAGTTTACGCAATTCATTTCCAGTAGCGTGGTCTCTGCGCCTATGAACTGATCTAGGTATTCGTAACTGGCGCCGTCTTCTCTGTCTCTGTTTACGTTTCTTGATATACGAACTCGGTCTCCTACTTTGAATTTCATATTTTTGTTTTTAGTATTTTTCTAATTGCCAATATAAAGGTTCGTCCACGTTTGATATAGGATCGGCCATCATGTCCTTGTAGCGCGCCATTGGTCCTCTAAAACATTCAGAGAAATTTATGTTGCGCCTTTCATACTCTCCTCTGACCTCTCTAATCTTGTCATCTATCTTCGAAGTAAACTCCCGGTCCTTTTTTACATCCATCATACCTTTTTTGATTTGGGATACCTTTTTCGTTTCTGGATACCTTTTTTGATTTTATTCTGGAAGTATCTCAAACCCCATCATCATTTGCCTAAAGTCTGTTTTCCAATCCAACATATTGACGCTGGGATGTATTACGAATCCCTTCTCTATAGAGGTGACCATGGAGTTGTCTATACTCACCCTCAGGTTCCTGTCAATATCTCTGCGATTGTGTAAAAATACTTTTTTTGATTCTATGGATACCTTTTTCATTTTTCAGATATTTATGAATGATACTATCTCCTAAAGAGTCTTGTCGCAATTAGGCCGGTGGTCCCGAGTACTTCACCCAAGTGGTTAGAAAACGGATGACAAGAACGACGGTAATAGAATCACAAACACAACCAGTTATATACAAAAATACCTTTTTCAATTGCAGGGGTCCTCAGTGTGCCTGTAATATTTTTTTTTGTTGCAACTTTAGGTTGCGGATACCTTTTTTGATTTTACTTGGTCAGCTCAAAGAATATCGCCCACAGATACAGAGCAAAGAACCCAAAGGCGACCATTGCTATCTTCATCTCCCTTACGTTATTAGTCAATCCATGTTTGTTTGAGTACCTGATCACAGCGCCAAGCATCGCACTGGATATGGTAAATGCTACCGCTCCAAGCACGGATATGATTACTTCAAGAGTGTGTAATATGTTTTCCATAATGTAAATGTAATGAAAATCAATGAAAAAATACCTTTTTTGTTTCTAGTTGATATATATTGCTGACTTAGAAGATAGAGTTTTCCCTGTGGGTTTTCCAGCGCAGGGATTCCACCACCGACTGGGCTCTCTCCGCTCTTCTCCTCCCTCTAGTTATATTAATATTCCAGTCTTTTCCACAACTCTCTAACGGGCTTTACTCACTATCTATATAAAACTTACCGCTCTCTACTGCTCTTGCTATATGATATGATACTGATACTGTTATGATATTAAAATGATATCATAACGTTCACTCGTTGAGCCTTACCCTTTGCAACAATCTATATAGTGGCATTATGTGCTGATCTAGTTCTACTAGTGTTAGAATCGCTTCTGAGTGGTATGTAAAGGTGTTTAGCTCTTTGCCTAATCTCTTCATTATCCCTAGTCTTAATCCTTGTGATACGTTTCTCATCCTCGTCCTTTGTTATGTGGTGTACATCAATTGTTGTTCTACTGGGTTTTCTATCTCCATTGATATCCTCCTCTCTAGTGTGTCCCTTACTGCGTTTATGGGTCTGTCCTTTTGGAGATGAGATTGAAATATCTTTGCTCCGCCTCCTCTTTTTAGATCTGCTAATAAGTCCCAATGCATTCCTTTCATCAGGTCTAACTTTATATCCCATGTTATATTCTTCATCGTCCTCCGGTTTAATTGTCTATACTTGATAACTGTCCTCTCGTAGGTATGTATACGCAGGAGAGTAGCTGAGAGAATATGTTGTCGAATATCTTATCGTTTATGTCGATGCGTAGGTCTATATGTAATTGATCTGCTGTTTCGGCGATCACACTATACATCGGTGTCCTGTGCTTATTGTTGCTTTGGCTTTGGTACATCCCTCCTCTTATGTCCTCTATTATGTTCTTCATCCTTATCAATTTATCATTAGACTACGTCTTATTGGATTTCCTATACACTCGACTATGCTGTCCCTTAATACGTCTTTTATCTGCATCTTACTAAAACCTCCGATTCCAAGCGATGATTTCACTGATTGATCCCATATAAGTTTGCCTGGTATATCGTGGTTTAGACGTGTCCTCATCGATACTACTATGTTCTTCATTTGTCTATTGGTTCTGTGAGTGTTATTAGCTCTTCTATTGCTGACATTATATCTGCCTTTACCTTTACTATGTCGCGGTCTATTTGCATCAGTATTATTGTCATCCTCAGAGCATGCGAAGACAATCCTACATTAAAAGGAGCTAGGAACGTCGAGGTCTTTATGCTCGATATTATGTTCTTCATGATGCTACTAGTAATGCTCCTGTTGTTCTTACATCGAATATCTGATCATGTAACTCCTCTGATATCTTCGTCACTCGGTAATCCATATAATGAAGATTGTAGAAGTGAGTGTACTCATTAGAAGATTCTAGTTGAAATTCTAACTCTCTATAAAATGAATGCATCTTATTGAGCATGTTATCGTTTATTCCTTTCATAACGGTTTACGTAAATTTACTAAATTGGAGATAATATCACCAACTTTACTATCGAGTTCTAAATCAAATTCATCTAATGCCCTATGCTCAATAATGTAAATAAGCTGAATCCTCAATGCAAGAGCTAGTACTCTGCTATGTTTTTGGTAGGCTTTGTGAGTGATCTGCTTCATGTTATTCAGTATATGGAGTTACATTATTAATATCATATAATATATGTAGACCCGATAATTCTAATAATGAGGGTATATGACTGTATTTTAATGGTATTTGACTACTAATTTGCAAATGTAAATGCTTAGAGATTGCCACTGCTAATCTCTTAGTCATATCAGAAGTATCTATAATAATCATGATAAATCTATTGAAGGTTTTGTTGCTGTAACTATTGCATTCAAATCTGCCACTGCAAAAAATTTCACCATCCATAACCTATGTCTCACAAGCCGTTCATCTTTAACCAATTCATTATGAGACTCATTTATTGTTATACAATATCTCATAGTATTCTCTATTGTGTATATTATCTTCATGGTAAATGTAAATCTATTGGTGGATTTGTTGCCTCTATTATCTGATTGATGTCTGCTACTGCAAAAAATTTAGCCATCCACAAACCATGCCTTATAGATCTCAGATCTTTGCATAACTCATTAATAGGTCTGTATGTTGACGTATTGTCTCTCGCTGTATTCTCTATTGCGTATACTATCTTCATGCTATCAGTTTTTGTGTTTTACTTTATACTGCTAACCAACATCAGCGATTCTTTGTAGTATAGTTAGCGCTGGATCGTATATTTTATTTTTTATGAGTACACCATCGTAATCAAGTCTGAACTTCGCTGGATAAGCTATACGATCATATGCGTAGCAGAATAAGTATGTGTTAGATATTATCTTCATGACATTATAAGTTGTTCTTCTAGTTGTGACATTACGTGAGAGGGTGTGTGCATAGTCCACAGAGTAAGCTTAACGCTCCATCTGGTTTCGAGAACACCATGGCTCATAGCAAACCCCATCTCGTGTATAGTGCCTAAATCGAGTAGTTTCATCAGTCTATAAATTCTGGATCTGTTGCGGTCATTATTTCATTAGAATTTATTTTACGCTCGAAAGCAGGGAGCCATATATGAAATCTTACAGAAGTATCTAGTATGTGTGATTTATATAAGGAGTCTATTTGCCTCGCTATGTTTCCCTTTTTTATTTTCTTCATGGTATAATCGTTTGTAGATCATCGAATATGGATTGTATATGCAGAAACATCGAGTGCCCTTCTATCTCGCTATCGAATGGCTGAGGACCTAACTGATCGAGCATCACATGTCCGAACGAGTGAAGGTAGGTTATCTTTGTTGCTATGTTACAGTTCTTCATCTATTTTCTATGTTATATGCCGCGTTAAGAATTTTAAGAGGTTCACCTATACGTTGATCTACGTACTTATGAACCGACCATGACATAGTATACTGTAAATCTTCCAATAAACTTGCAGTTAAAGTCCTGATCAGTTGCCTATATAATGTATCGGTTATCGGTTCCATTGTAGTCCTAAATCAAATAATTGTCCAGTGATTCCTGCGGCTTGATCCATACACTCATGAACCTCGTTGTCCAATACCTTACGTCTTATCTGAACTCTGAGAGGTATTACGAGTGTCTTTCTTAGATCTGTGTGTAAGTTATCACGTATCTGTTTCATAACCCTTGTTTGTTTCATTGTAAATTTACGACAAAATTCTGAAATAGATCAATCTAAGTTTTGAGTTATTCATTATTCCCAATACCTAAATTTCCCAAGTTGTTCTTCCATCGGGTCATTAAATAAAAAGACCACTCTTTGTAAGTCTGCGTAGTACTTGTGATTTGGATCTCCTGAGCCTGGAACGTGTTTACGAGTGTGCTTAGTTATTTCGATTCCGGCTTGACAAAAAATGAGTAAATCTATTCTTTTCATAACACTGTAAATTTAATTACTTCTTTTTGGTAGGAAAATAAAAAGTGCAAAGTCCGTCAAGAAATTGCACTTTTAATTGGTAAATATATGGTACTAATGAGAAACTTTGTATCTTATCGTTTGACACATGTTTCAGGCGCCAAATCATCATACTCTTCGGTTTGTTTTACTTCATATCCTTTCATCATTTTATTTCTTGAGTATAACAGAAATAGGACACTGAAGATTAATGCTATGATCATGAGTATTTTTTTTCTAGTTCTTCTAAGTAATATTTCATTGCATGATCTGGGTTAGCAGACTCAGGCTTTTTACCTATGGTTTGATTCAAGCACTCAGAATATCCAAGTGATTTACCATATTGTAATGCCAGTTTTACCTCTTTAAGTAACTGATCTGTTGTGATTTCCATAACATTAGTTTTTATTCTTCGTCGTGAAGCACAAGACCTGATGACATGTTTCCACCAGTCTCTTCCATTGATTTGGCTTTATGTATCATCTCAGCCATTTTCTTTTTGATCTCTTTTATTGAAGTGGCGTATTGATGCATTTGCTCTTTCTCTTCGTGTGTTAGGTTCTTAAGTGCTTCTTTTATGTTCGACATTGTATTGTATTTTTAATAAATATCTGTCATGCTCGATGGTGGTCTGAGTCTGTCTAGTTCTTCCATCATCTTTGGATCTCGTATGACTTGTATTGATGAGACCTCTTCGCTTTCTTTGCCTTCTGTTACTACCAAGCCCATAAACTTTTTAGTCTCTGAGTGGTTTACACATGTGTCTTTATATCCCAGTTTAACTCTTTTGGGATGTATCTCTGTGTCGCAAACTTTACAATAGTGCTTTAAATCTTCTGACATATAACCTTTTTTCTATGAATGTATAACTTATTTTGCGTATGAAAAAACCTAACTCTTGTGTTCTGGTGTGTAATATCTGTTGATCTTCTTATTCTTTTTCTTCATTGCAAGAAAACCTATGGTAACAAAAAATAATAAAAATACGTAGTAGTTGATTAGTACTTCCATTTAATTATCTATTTGTGATCATGAAATTTAAGATCGCCTTCTGTAATTCGTTGAGTGCTTTGGTGTTCTCTTCTATTAACTTCATCATCCTGTCCCTCTCTTCGATAAGTAGATCGTTCATTTCTTTTTGAACATTATCTATCTTCTCTTCAAGCATCTCGTTTCTCTCGATAAGTTTCTGATATTGCTGGAACGCTACGTAAGCCAGAACGACCGTTATAACTCCAAGAATGCCGTATTGCAGGACGTAGTTCTGTATGCCGTCTGAATTAGGAACTATGGCTTCAAGAAATAGACTCAACGTTTATAGGTTTTGTTATCTATAAATATCAATTACTTATCTTCGTTGTAGTGCTTTATCAGTCCATTAACATAGAATCTGAAGTCACCGATCTTTATATCCACACCGTTGAAAGTGAGATACATCGTGAACATTATGAAGGACAGAATCCTTATCAGATTGGTCTTATTGATCTTTTTCATCTTGATCTAGTTTTATGAATATTGTGTTTGGGTGTTGGCCTCCGAATACCCACGCGTTAACTGGACAAAGCCCGACGCTGAGAGTCTCTGTCAGTGGATTGGATAGGTCCTTGGTTATTCGCTTTGGAAATGTCATTGCTATATAATAAGACCAACCTGGACCGCTAAGATCTGTAGGATCGTCTTCTGTGTATGTCGCATAGTCCTTTATGAGTATCGCATGAGAACCCTCGATCCACTTATCAGATATAGTAACTGTGAGACTGTCTGTGCCACCGAGTTTCTCTATGAGTTCTGGAGCGCCAGCGACCATGAGACAATCTGCAAAGTTACCGCCGTCCTCTATGTACTGAGGAAGATCTGCGTACCATGCACCTTGAACCTTTATGAATTTTACTCGTCCTGTCATAACTATGGATTTATTATTTCGTAATAATTAAACTCATTCCATATTCCCATCCATAATAAAGAATTGAGTTGCTCGTTAAGCTCTAAGCTGATCTTGTCCTCGAGTGTTCCTGATAGTTTATGATTTAGGTTTATGCTAAGTTTAAAACGAGGAGTTATATTCTTCATGATTTCTACTTACGGTCTTTGTACCAAGGGTTTACTCTGCTGTTTCTCTGTACCCTTGATCCCACCTTAAGCAGATACGACCATGAGTTGAACTCGATCTGGTTTGAAGGATAGTAAGTCCTGAAACCTGGTTGACGATCGATGATATTATCCCCTGTAGCTGGGACGCCGAATAAGATTGTCTTTAGTGTGTTCATAACCTTCATTTTTGTAAGAGAATAAAATACAGCTTAACGCTTCGGTTAGATCAATGATACGCATCTACATTGCCTTAATTATTCCGTATTGATAGCGAGCACGGAAGCCGATTTACGTTAAGCTGTGTTGATTGATTAAGACCTCATGTCCCAGCTATAGTCTTCAGCATTGAGTCGGCTGAGAGATGCTATCGCTGATCGAGCGTCTGTGTGATGAGGCTCTACGCCCTGGAGATACTGTGTGCCTGTTGAAGGACATACCATCTTGACCCATGCAAAAGGCTGGTCATCGATCTCTTCGAATGTGTCTTCTGTCTTAAGGAGTGTGATTTCTTCAAGATCACCGTTGGCATGTACCAGGGTTTGCTTGTCGATCTCTTTGGCACCAAGAAGATCCATGATTCCTTTCTGGCCGAGGATCTCATACCATGCGCCTTTGTAGTCTGAGTTGCGTTCTTTTACGAACTCTTCCCTTGTCAAAGACTTGGCCTTGTTGAAGATCTCTGCTGGGATGTGGCGGCCATTGATGTAGTAGCAGTCGTCCCACGCTGTGCAAGGGTATGTGCTCTTCCATGTAACGGCCTGATATGCTGGGTTGTGCAGAAGGTTTGCTGCGTTACGTACGATCTTTGTAGGGTACTTGCTTACGATGCAGACTTCCTCACAGAAGATTGCTGAGTAGATGTTTGCTTTCCAGTTCAGCGCCTCGAGTGTGTTCAGCTCGGCAGCAGCTCCGGTAGTCTCGATCTTGAATTCGTCCTGTATGAACTTATACCACGTGTAGTAGTAACGAGCGTAGATACCGATGGCGAACAGAGAAGACTCAACGAACTTCATCTTGCCTTTGTTTTCTGTTACGAACTTTGCGAGCTGTGCTTCAGGTATGCGGTCGATGCCCTGCGCTGCTGTCTCGATCATGTTCTCATTCTCCACAAGGAAGTGATAGATGATCTTGGCCTCGAGTGGATTCTCTACGACGATGAGGTGTTTTGGCCTTGGCTTTTCTGCCATGTCATAGAGTTTGTTGACGATACCAAGAGCTGACTCCTTGTCGAAGTTCTTATAGTTCTTTCCGTCAAATACGCCGTCGAGTGCGTGGTCAATGTAGTCAGGGATCTTAGCTTTGATCTCGTCTGTAAACTGATCGATTGTAATCATAAAACCTTTATTTTGTTTGGTATGAAGTAAAAGTAATTGAAACCTTTGAATTATTTTAATTAAAGTTTTGAGTCATGGTGTGCTATCTAACTTTTATACACCAAACATTTCCTCCTTGACTCAAAGCATTAGTCGATGACTTTCTCCATCAACTTAGAGTATGGGTTGTACGAGTTCTGGATCCAGATTTCGTAGTTACCGGCAGGCAGGTGCAGCGGGTCGTGGTCTGCTTTCTGAAGTTCCTTTGTAGAAACCCAGTCGCTCTCTTTGAAGTAGTTCTCATGAACGTGCTGAAGTGTTGCACCATCGCCACCTACTGCTGCGTAGAATGTGCCGTCTTCTGCCATGAACAAGGCTACGTCACCTGTAAGGCAGTGCTGATGTCCTGAGTGCTCACCATAAGCAACTGGCTGGTTTTTAACCTGCTTTGCTGTAGATGGGATCGTTGCAATCTGGCGGAATTGTACGTCGCCTTGGTGTCCTTTAATCATTTTTGTGCTCATAGTATTTAATTTTGTTGAAGTAAAAGTAAGAAAAGTTATTGAATTATTTTAGTTAATCTTCTAAGTATAAATATCTCTATTGTTCAAAAAAAAAGATCCACCGGATTTTTAGGCCCAGTGGATCTTATAATACTAGGCAATCAGAGATGCGTTCTCCTTACGACCACGCAACATATCGAATGCACGATTCATGATGCGGTCATTGAAACGACGACCTGATAATACGTCACTCACATGTGTTGATGAGTAACCTGTCCTTTCTGCGATGCGAGCAATATCGCCTTCACGTAGACGGCGGTTTGTCATTGCTGCTTTCTGAATGTAGGTGCGAGTCCTGTAGCTCGCTGGCCTGTTTGCTGTAACTGTGCTCATTTTCTGAGTTTTATTTGGTTAACAATAGATACAATATAAAAGTAAGAGATTATTTTCGGTTTTAAAAGCTATCGTTCAAAGTTGCTATATATTTTTTATCGTTGTGTAATCGTGAGACTTAAGCGTATTGGAAATCTCTGATTCGATGGACACTATAAGATTATTATATAACTTTGCATGAGATAGATTTAATATTTTAAGTGTCTTTGCGCCCAATGAATTGTAATCCACATTCATATTCTTTTTAAAACTCCACTGATTGAGCGGCATAACAATCAATCTCATATAGTAAAAGTATGCAAACCTGGAGATCTAAAACAATTTATTTTTCAAGTAACGTATTTAATCTCCACTCTATCGGTATCATCACTCCAAACTTTATTCTGCCTTCTAGTCTCTCATGTAAATGTCTATCTAAATAGAATCGAGTCTGAGTTCTTTTACCAAGATTGGATTCCATCTTTATCATTGATAGCCAAATCTTTGAAGTGAGTTGGTTGTTTATAGAGTTGTTTATGCACTTCATCGGTAATCAATTAAGTCTTCAATGTCAGGGTTTTTATCGTCCTTTTCAACATTAACATCCTCTGCTAAGTCTTTAACGCCAAGATTCTTGAGATGTTCTAAGTAGAAGTCATCTATCTTATAGAACGATTCTACTTCAATTGGGGCATCAGGAGATTCAGGGGCGATAGATTGTATGATCTCACGTTTAGCCTTAGAGAAATAGTCCAGGGATAGCAAGAATGCGCAGTTATAGCACAGCCATCTTAGGTTCTCTTCTCTCCAGTCTGTTTTATCGTTATTGATGAAACTCAAGAGTAATGGCATCTTCATATCGATCGGTCTCTTCTGTGCAAAGCCACATTCCTTACAACAATACCCAAGTCTGCCATCGACCATCAGCCTTCTTGAAAGTTCTTCTATTCTCTTTGGTGTGCAGTATTGACCTTGAATAAGTTGATAACCAAGTTCTAATGCTTTTGGGTTTACTTTGCTTCTTGTGGTAGACATGACTTTTGGTATGCCTTTGCCACCTGAAGCTATGTGCATATCAAATAGGGTTCTGCCTGTGACTGGATCTGTAAATGACTGAGCGTATTTTTTCCAAGTCTTATAGGATATCTTCAACCACGCTGCGGCCTCTTTGTTGCTTCTGGTATTTCTTATGGCATTTCTTACTAGTTCTTCTGATAACTGGAATCCTTTGAACTTATGCTCATCTGCTATCTGGTGTCCTGGTTTAAATCTAGCTTCGTAAAATGCCTGCTTTCTCTTTCTTACTTTCTCCCAGTACTCTGCTGTTTTCTTTCTTGCTTGGAATCTTTCGTAACTTACTTTTCTCCACTTTTCATGTTGGAGTTCATAGAGGTTCATTCCAGTCTCCTCATCAGTATACATCATCGCATGACGTTTCCAAGTATCGGTACTCACATCCATGAACTTGGCTGCCTCTTTATTCGAGTAGGTGATCTCCATTGCATCACGTATCTGCTTCTCGGTAAGCTCAACTTTTGTACGTACTATCTTTCCAGTCTTGGTAACTTTAAGATCTTTACCTACTCTATTGGCTTTTTCTATAAGCAGTAACTTCTGTTGGAGTTCTAATAGAGTCAGGCCAGTCTCTGCATCAAGATACTTATTGGCCCACTTTTTGAACCTGTTCTCTGATACTTTAAGAAACTTAGCCGCTCTTGCTATGTAGTTGCTGTGTTGGATCGCACGTCTTATCTCTGATTCTGGTATGACTAAGCTCGCCGCATGGGATTTCAGCTTCTTACGTGGATCATCAAATAGACCTGATGACATAACTACTATTTTATTTTAGGATTGATCTTTACCATAAGGTCCCAAAGATCGTAAGGGCTTTTCATGTTTATTTCATTGCCTTGAGAATCTATAAGAGAAAGAGGTTGTCCATTCTCGTCCATACGTTCCCAAAGATAGAAGCTTATCAACTCATAACAAGGTACTCCGTAGTTTGACAGCAGCAGGTAATCAATGACTTCGTAAAACTTCTCATCGTACTTTGCCATGTCTATCTCTATATCTGAGAACATTATGTTAGATCTTATTATTGCAGACTCAAGCATAGTGATTATCCTTACGAATGAATCCCTCTTTTTCTCAGGTGATCTCTTCTGTTCTGCTTTCTTCTTTACAAATGACTGGACATTTAGGACCGAGTTGACCGCGCTCTGTATGTTCTTGTAATCTTCCATATGACCTATTTTTTTCCGAGCTTCTTTATCTTATCATTTATCTCACCTATTAGCTTTGTGATCTTACCGCACATCTCGTAGTCCTCCTTCTCGCTATACATAGGAATACACGCTTCAAGAGCATTGACCCAGTCGTTCCTGTGTATCTCGATAAAACAACCTGAGTCATTTATCTCGAACAGTGTTGCAAAGGTGCTGTTTGCCTTGTGTGCTTCTTCTATGATCGTCGGTGTTTTTTCTCTGAGAAGTTTTATGAATGACTCAGATTTTGCTACGTCTTCTGCTGCAAGCTCATGGACTCCGTCGAATATTGCTCTTATCGGTACTTCCTTCTTCGCTGCCATAACTAGTCTTTGGTTTATTTCTCGCCCTTTAAAACTTTCTCAAGCATATCACTTATAGATGTGAGTGGAACAAGGAATCCTATCACATTCTCATATGGATTTCTATCATCATAGTCTACCATAAGTCCGAAATCTCCGAATCTTTTTTGTAGCGCTGTTGATATCTTCTGTGCAAGTTCTGCTTTCACATTTGGATCCATCCCCTCTTGAGTGTCCATTATGAATTGCATCTTGACTCCTCTCTTAGTTTCATTAGTATTAAGATCGAATTGGAGTCCAAGCTTTTGGCCTGCAACTGTAACTGAAGTCTTTGGTTTAGGTATTATATTTGCCATTAGTCTTTATATATAAATATGTGAAATCACTCGACTTCTATCTCAACTTCTTCTCCGATTATTACATCTACCACATTAAATGCTTTAGCTTCTTCGGCAGAGAAGTACCAGTTTTTGGAGGAGTCTCTGACCATCTTTATCTTTTCTGGGGTTATCGATGTGTATTCGGAAAGCAATGTGTCGTACCTGCGTTCCATCACCTCATATTCTTCCAGTTCATTTTTGTGTGTGATTCCAGTGCCCTCGACTCCATAGCTTCCTTCATGGTACATAAACCTTGTGTTCGGACCTGATACCCTCTCGTGACACACGGCAACTATCAGAAGTGCCATACTCATTGCATGACCAAGGACGACTGCACGAATCGGAGTCTGAGAACAGAGGATAGCATCCACAATTCCAAAGCCATTATACACATCTCCTCCTTGTGAGTTTATGATCAGATGAATCGACTCTCTTTTTTCTGGATCTATGCCTGAGTCTATCATGTTGATCTCGTATATCATTTCAATAACCTCATTCGATGTCTTATCATCTATTGTCCCTATTGATATAACTCTGCTGATATAGTCTTGAGTCTTATTATCTGTCTTCTGTTTTGATCTTGATTTGGTACGCTGCATAATATAATATAGATGATTGAGATGACAGATTAAACTATTTTTATTAAGTCATTTTGTTTTTCTTCAATTGCATTTATAACTATCTTTAAATCTTCTAACTCGAAAGTACCAAGTTCTCCAGATTCTTTTATTATCTGAGGCAAGGATTGTAACAACTCAAATGTTCTTTGATTAAACTTAGCGCAATCAAATTCAACTACTATATCATTCTCTCCTATTGGATCATTTTGTCCTATTGTTAATACTCTTTTTGATAAGTCAAACTTTGTATTTGGTTGTTCAGCCTCTATATAGTCAAATCTATTCTCTACATAAATCCTATCACACCAAGGTTCTAAAGCATTAAGCATTTGAATATTACAGTTATGAACTACATATGCTATATTATACTTAGGACTATCTAATCTGCTTCCCCATTTTCTAATATAATTCCTATTTGATTTAAGTTCTTCCGTATCTTGATGATCATAATTACCATTTCTTGAGGTTTTACTTACAAAATGATAAACTCTTGCATCTAATGAAATTATTTTTTTATATCCTAATAATTTATATCGACGATGTATATCATCATCTTCACAAAATTTTCTAAAAGTATATCCGTCTATCCCTATATAATCTTCTTTTGTACATCCAAAAAATAATTGAGTTCCTCCTTCTATAATTCCTTTTTTTATTTCTAAACTATGGAATTTTTCTTCACTAAAATCTTCAATATCATAACCACAATTAGATATTATTTTTCCTGGATATTGATCTGTATATATTGGAGGTTCTATTCTAGTATATGTAACAATTACGCCTTTTTTTATAAGACTATTCATATTTTCTATAAAACCTGGATATAATATCATATCATCATGAAGAAGTATTATTTTATCTCCATGCGCTTTATTTACTGCATTATTAAAATTTATGCCTAATGATACTGAATTATTTATTTCTAATATAATCTCTACTTCATTTTCATTAGGATATAAACTTCTAATATTTTTAATTATATTTTCCGAATATTTACTCTTTTTAGTTACGGGGATAATCAAAGAAATCATAATTTGCAGATTTATTTCTTAATTTCATAATAGATTCTAATTTTCCTGTACTCATAAAATATTCAAACATATTCTGTTCTGCTAATATATTATAATTTGTAATTTTAGGATTATTTATATTTGCTTTTATTGTTTGACTTATTAAATGAATACAAGGAATAAAATCACAAACACCAATATTCCACTTGTTATCTTCACATATTAATCCTGATAAAACATCTTGTCCCCATCCATATTGTAATTTATTATCAAATTGTTTTACTACTTCTATAAAAGATCTATGAATCATGGGACATTGAAAATCTATCCATGGTACTATTCTTGTTTTATTAGAATTCCAAGATCTCATAGGTTTCCAATAACTTTGATTATCACTAATTTCTAATATACATGGACTTATTATTTTTAAATTATGAGCTATTAATTCTCTATATAATGATTGAACAAATTCTTTACCATGAATAATTAAATCACTATTCATAAAAAGAAGAGCATCATATTCTTTATTATCTAAAACATATTGAAATGCTATATTCAAACCTCCACCAAAAAAAATATTTTCGCTTAATTGATGTGTAGTATATTTTGATACTTTATCAGAATCTGATCCATTATCTAATACCATTATATCATATGAATCATCTTTACCCTGCATAAGTTGATTATATAATCTATCTGTTAATTCAGGGGTATTATAATGTAATATAACTACTAATATTTTCATAATCTTATTTTAAAAATAGTGCATTCCAAATTCATTTACTTTGGGAAATTTTCCCCATTTATCTAAAAATATTTTTGATGTAATAGATTCTCCTATTACGTTAGATTCATTTCTTTGTTCAATACCTTGTCCAAAATATCCGTTACCTCCACGACCTCCAAAATGAAATACTACTGATTTAGAAGTAAGATGAAATTTATAATTTTCTGCCATCATTCTAATTTCTAAATCCATATCATCAAACCCATTTGGTTTAAATCTAAGATCATTTCCTCCAATATAATCCCAATCTCTTTTTCTTATCATATAAGAGCATCCTAAATTTCTAGGAATTACTATATCATTTAATTTAGAAAATTGATCAGCATATTCTAAAAAATATTGCTCTTCAAAATTATTATAATTATTGCCAAATTCAGACTCTTCTACTACTAAAACTCCAGGATATGAATTTTCTTTCCATACCGCTGGTTGTATTCTATGACTAGTTACTACTAATTTTTCATTTTCGGAATACTGAGAAAAAACTTTATATAATTCTAAGTCTTGATTTTTTGCTACATACATATCTGCATGTAAAAAATTTATAAATTCAGTGTTAATTTCTTGAGCAACTCTATTCATGCCATATCCATTACTTGAATCATTACATCTGGATTCTATTATTATAGTTAGATTATATTTATCTTTTACAGATTTTAACCATTCATTTGTCCCGTCTGTACATCCATCAGCGAATACTATAAATGGAGCATCTTTAAAATAACAATTTTCTCTTACAGATTTTATTGCCAATTTAAGATATGGTAAAGAATTATAAGTTCCTATAGCGTGTGTTATATTCATTTATATTTTTTTATAAAAATTATCAATTAAAAAAGTAGTTGTTACATTTCTAAATTCTGTATCTCCAGTAAGATGAAATATATTTACGCAATCTGTAATACTCTTTACTGCATTTATTTCTCTACCTAATTCATCATGAAAATTATAAAAAAAATTTTTACAATGCCAATCTAAAACATTAAAACTACGATTAAGTAAAGTTATATCAAATCCTTGATTTCTAACTTCAAAATTTAATAAAGTTTGATCATCAGTCAAATCTTTTGATTTATTTTTATTAATCCATTCAAATCTTTTTTCTTCATAAAAATTTTGTATTGCTTTAAATATATCTTTATGTTTTTTATTATATATTATAAATCCTGAATTAAAATAATTATCCCAATTAACTAATATATTAGGATACCAGTTTTCTTTAACCATTTGAATTGATCTATTAAGAGTTGGACCAAATCCATTATCAAGAACTGCAGAAAAATTATTATTTGTAAAATTAAAAAAATTAGGACAATGTGGTAATGGAATAGTATCATAATCAACTTGAGCAACTTGATCAAATTCTATATTATTTTCTAAAAGAATATCCATAGTCCACATTTTTTGCATTTGTGGAGGAATTAAATTAAAATCTATAATTTTATCTGTTAATAATATAAATTTGCATTTATTTTTATTACACCATATTTCCCAAGCTTTTATAGTATTATGTATAAAAATAGGAATATTTTCATTATCTTGCATATAGCAAGGCATTACTACTATATTATTCATTTATTAATTTATTAAATACATATTCTGTTGTTAAATAATTTTTTGTATAATCTATTAATTTTTTAGAATATTCATAATATTCACTAATTGTTAAAGTTCCATTATTTAATTTATTATTGCATTCTATTATTAATTTTTTTGGAAATAATGTCATTGTTAATTCTGGACATTCTACTAAATCTGGAAAATATGGTATACACCCATTCATTAATATTTCATAATGTCTTAAACAATCCCAACCTCCTTTTTTGAAAGTTATACCGAAATAAGATTTTTTATAATCATTATAATAATCTAATTGATTATTATATATATAAGTTGAAAGATCTCCAGGAATAATAGAAGCATAATCTTTTTCTTTATTTTGAATTTCATCTACTATAAGATTTTTTGGTATTGCAAAATTTATTGGATAAATTTCACTATTATTTTCTAATAAAAGTTCTCTTTTATAATATCTTCCATAATGTAAAAAATATTTTTGTATATTTTGATTATCTTCACCATCTATAAAAATAATATCAGATTTTGAATAATTTTTAATAACTTGATCTAAATAATCTGTACATCTTGTTATTGATCCGTATATTATTTTATCATAAAAATGATTATTTATTTTTTTAATAATATCTTCTCTATCTATATGAATATCATCAAATGTTCCATATAAAGTAAATCCTCTTCCAAAACTTTTACCATTATTTGGTATTCTACTATTCCATGATGTTTTTACATCATTTTTATACATATACCACATTCTATTTGCATCTATAAAATTATCTCCAAATATAGATCTTCCGCCATGAAAAATTATATCATTTTGAAAATCAGGAAAATCAGCTTTTGATATAAAAAGAATTTTCATGATAATAATTCTTTTAAAGTTAAATAATTAGAATCTAAATTTGAGTATTTATTCGGCATATGATAAATAATGGATTTTTCTATTAAATCAGAATATATATATTTTTTTAAACCTTGATTACTACCAGGCCATTTATTAGAAAAATAAATATTACTACAAGAATCTTCTAAACTATCTCCAAAGTTAATATTTTTATTTATTATTATATTAAGTTGATTATTATTTATTATCCATCCACCTTGATGAACATTATCAACTATCAACTTATCATCTATTATTTTACCAATAGAATGAGTATTTGATTTATGCATATCTATTAAGTAAATATTATTATTCACATTTTCATATCTAATAAAACCATGAATAGTATTACTAATTCCAAATTCTGCATCTAATCTATTTTGACCTTCTATAAAAGTTAATATATTATCTTCTGTAATAAGAGTATCATTTTCTTGATGCATATAATAATCAAAAGTATTAATATTATCTATCGCAGTAATTCTAGGCAATTTTGATAAATTTAATCCTATTTCACTATTTACAATTATCTCATCAATATCTATTGAATAATCATCTAAATTCTCTGTAATATTAGTTGAAAATAATATTATTTTTGGTGTAATTTTTTTAAATTTAGAATATTCTCTTAATATTTTATGAAGATAATTTATTTGATGAATTCCATAATTTGGAATTAATACTAAAATTTTATTTTTATTATTCATCTAAATTTTTATTTTTGTAAAATACATACATAAATTCCATTCCACCATGTTGATTTAGCTTCAGAAACTTCTGTATGAGAATTATCAAAAGTTAATCTAATTTCTTTTTCCCAAATAGTTTTTAAATTTAGATCATTTATTGCTGCAAAAGTTCCTTGTCTAACATCTATCCAATTCCAATCATCTACTATATAAATAAAAGTATCATCTAAGCATGGTATATAATGTTTAAGAGCTCTATAGTGTGAATCTTGACTATGATTTCCATCATACAAATAGATATTAAATTTTCCTATATTTTCTGTATCTACATTAAAACAATCATTTTCTATAAATGTTGCATCATTTATACCTTTATATTTTTCATAATTAATTATAAATTCTTCTTTAGGTCCTTCAAACTCTGACCAATTATCTATGCATAGTATTTTTGCATTATTATTACACATTGCAGAGCATGTAGAACTACCTTTATATGTTCCTATTTCTAGATATCTAGCATCTTTATAATTAAGTAAATTATTATAAAAATGTCTAGTCATTTCTCCAGTAGCTCCATCAATTTCTAAAATCTCCTTATCAATTTTAGATTTTTTAGCATATGCTAATTTAAAACATTTTTCTAAATGGTTAATATATTGTACACTCATATTTTTATTATATTATGATTATTTTTATAAAATACATTTTCTGGGAATCCATGTCCTGCATAAACTGTCATAGGTTTATTTAACATATCCATCATTATAGATAATGAGCTACTACCTAAATGTCTCTCTTTAGCGTGATATGCTTTATATACATTTAATTCAAATGAATCATTCAGATCTAATTCATGTATATCATGAGGCATCATAGATCTCCAAGAATTCCAATATCCATTTTCTTGATGAGCTATTTTTATAGTAACTTTTTCTGGAATTTCTGCATCAGAAAATTCTATAAGTTTTAATTTCATTTCTTTGTCATAATCTAAATTATTATATTGAGCATAATACTCTGACATATTTATATCTACGCCTTTATAAAACCCAAAATTATAATAATCTCCGTGTATTCCATAATTTTTTGGATCAAATATCCAATTAGATTTATCCCATGCATTTGATCCTATATCTATTAAAGTAATTTTTTCACAAAAATCTTGATATTCTAAAAAAGTTTTTACTTTTTCATACATGTAATAATTTTTTGATACAACAAAATGTATTTTTATTCCATGAGTTTTATAATACCATGAAGCAACAGGCCATAACATAAAAAAATCCCCTATCCAACTAACATTTGTAAATATCATATATTAATTTTTTTGAGCTATTATCATAAAGGCATTATTTAGATCTACCCCTGAAGTAAATATATTAATAAATCCTCTATCTTCTAAATAATCTTTTATAATTTCTGAATTAAATATATTAACATGTTTACGATTATTCCATGGTCTCCAATATACCTGTGAATAATCAGGGAGATATAAAAATAATGTACCTCCTAGTTTGAGTTTATATTTCCAATAATCTAAAACATCTACCCAATCATGTACATGCTCTAAACAATGTGATGAAAATATATAATCTAAATTCTCCCAAGGGAAATTTAATGCATGATATTCATTTAGATTTGGATCTACTATATGAGCACCTGGAAATGCCCATTCTTGTTTCATACATCCTACATCTACTCCTTCACCGATACAAACATGTTTTGCATAAGGTATTGCAAATTGTGAAGCATTCCCTAATGATTGAAATTCAGGATAAATTTTATTTTTAAATTCAATAGTTTTTATCATATTTTTATTAATTTTGGTGTGCACACGATATACCCCTGATCTTCATATTTGAAAATGATATCATGACTTTTTTCTAATATATTATATAAAAAATCTATTCCATTTCCCCCTAATTTATTTCTATCTTCCCAATTTCCTCCTTGAAATGGTCCATCTATGTATATACGTAAATCATCAATAATAATAACATCTTTTGTTATATCTTTAACTTTTACTAATTCTTTAAGTTCAGTCTCTAAAGGTATTCTTATACTATCATCAGATTCTTTATCATAAAATCCCCATTCGCTACCTGGAAAATGAGCATCTAAAAAAAATAAAGTAGGAGATTTTATATTACAAACTATATTTTTTATAAAATCTTCACTCTTCATATTATATACTATTGTATTAGGTAGTGATTGATATGTATTTTCAAATTTTTTAAAAGTATCATAATCAAGTTCTACGGAAAATAATTGAGTAAATAAATTAGAGTCACTTGCATATCTTAAAGACCATGCAGGACCAGCTCCTGTTTCTACAAAAGTTTTTATATTAAATTTTTTACAAAAATTTGATAAGTTAAATTGTTTTAGTGTTCCCATATTTAATATTTTAAAGGTGCATTCCAATTTGAAGTCATTGTTAATCCCAAATAACATTTTGCAATATCTTGCTCAGTATATCCTTGATCATAAAATTGTTTTAATTGTAGAGGATAATGAAAAACTAAAAATAAAGGTTCTATAGGATACAATTCTATAGGCCTAAAAGATAGTAAGCATTCTCCATACCAAGTAAATTCACTAGCTTCATACATTATTAATTGTTCAAAAGTTAGGTTATTTGGTTTTATATAATTCTCCTCTAAACAATCCCAAACTTTAGATGACCATATAACAGTATTAGGTCCAAAATCATAATTAACTTTAAACGTTCTACCAAATAACCTCTTACCTATTTTTTCTCTCATCTTATTAAAACCCGTCTGTGGATCAAATCCTAATTCACGACTATACCTAGCTGTCCATTGAAATAAGTTCTTTTGTTGATGTATAACAGTATATGGAGTTTCATCATCTACCATAAAATCATCATAATAAAATGGCTTTATGAAATAAGAATCAGAGTCTATACATAAATAATTTTTGACCTTACTATACTTCCAAAATTGAGATTTTATTATTTGTTGTACATGCCAATTCTGTATGTAAGTCTTGCCAACAATATCTTCGTCAGTTATAATATTAACACTACTTGGGAGTGACTCCTTAAATATAGCATAATCTTCTTTAGGACATGATATATAAAAAGGTATATTTTCTACATTATACTTTTCTATAGACTCAGATAAGACTTTTACCCTCTGTAAATCATTCCTATAACTTTTGCAATATATAACAAATTTTTCCACTATATTCTATATTATATCGTCTCGTATAATTTATTTTGCTTCTCTTGTTTCTCGATTGTCTTAGGATGCTGTAGATAGAACTGTTCTGGAAGTCTTGACACTGTTCTGTATCCTTGAATTCTCTCATGAACTTTACCACTCCATACTAACTCAGGTTTGTTCTTACATATCCTGCTTTGAAGATCTGGCCAGTTAACCCTATTGTATGCATCTACTTTCCAACCCCATCTTTGTACGTGTTCCTTTGTAAGACCTTCTACTGTATTCCATCTTGGGACATAATACAGATCTACTTCAGGGTTCATCTCTAGAATTGTAGGCAGATATGAGATCAGATCATTGTTTGGATATTCATCAGCGTCTATATATACTATGTAATCCTTTTTTGCGAATTTCTTTATATTGTTCTTGAAAGTGGCAAAATCTTTATTCAGTGGAAACTCTGTCTTGATGATACCTTTAAACCTATCCAGAAGCTCCCTGATTTCATCTGTGGCTGTAGTATCTAACTGAACGATTATCTCATCGTCTTTGCCGATAAGCGGTACCAATTGCGTCAGGAGTCGCTCCAGTTCAATATGTTCATTACAGGCTGTGATTGCGTAACTTATTGTAGGTGTCATTAGTCTACTATTTGAACGTCAAATATTCCAATATAATCACATGCTTCAAAGAATCCATCTGGTCCAAAACTCTGTAGTGTGCTTGGATCTGACTTGTATTTCTGTCCTTTAAACCTTGGCATCTTCATCTCCTCCTTTGTAAGTGGAATTGTCTTTATGCCTGAGAAATAGGAGTTCTCCTTTGAAGTACCGTTTAAGAACACAGTGCCTTTTTCAGGAACATTTATTGTAGTCGGGTACCAAATCCTGCCCAGCTCGTCTTTCCATTTGCAAGCTTTGTGGAGTTCTGGCATAGTCTCTTCCATTGCCTCAAAATCAAACTCGCCTTCTATCATGAGGTCAGTTGTTTGATACCCACATGAAAAACATGAGTAGGCCTTCTTAGTTTCGTTTATAGCTATAGTTGTACATGACTCTGGAGCTTTACACTTAGGGCATGTCAGTAATGTTTCTATCATCTTTATATTTTATTGAGTTTTGGTAGTTCTATTTTCTTGAGAGTCGGTAGTTTTAGCGCAACTGGTTTTGGTACTACTTCTATAAACTTAGCGAGCTTTTCTTTCATCGCATCATAAGAGAAGTTTGTCTTTACATGATGTGCTTGTCGCTTTGCATTGTCTGTGTACTTAGCGTAGTTCTCAAACATGTCCACCATTTTTTCAGAAGCGAACTTCATATTTGCAGTAAACCACTTAGATCCCTGTATCAACATGTTCTGTGCTTGTGCTGATGGATGAATATCTGTGAGTTCTCCTGGCACAAATGTTACATACTCAGGATTGCAGAAGTCTACGTGTCCTGACCAAGCTGATACTATCGCTGGCTTTTTGCTTACAAAAAACTCTGCCAGTGGACGACCAAATCCTTCGCCTTTTGTAAGGTACAGCATTGCTTTGATCTTGTTGTGGTTGTAGAGGTAATTCATATCCTCATCATCTAAGTCTCCATGTATGAGATAGATGTTTGGAAGATCTTTTGACTTTATTGTACTCCTTATTTGATCTATGCTCTCTAAGATTGAGTCTCTGTCCATGATTGAGTTAGTTCCTCTTGCTGTCTTAAGAACTAGCGCAGGCTTCTTCTTCTTGTCTTTGAATGTCTCTAAGAAAGTTGCTATGGTTTGACCTAAGTTCTTTCTGTCTTCGCCTATTACTCCAGGAAGCCAATGTCCTACGAAAAGAAAACAGAAGCTCTCTTCTATGCCATCGAGTACAGTAACTAGATCTGTGGCTGGAATATTCTTGTCTTCTACGAAGAAGTACTTATCCAGATCAATTCCTTCAAATAGGACTTCAACTGGCTTTTCTAACTTGACTTGTCTAACGATCTGTCCAGTGTTTTGATCTTGCTGATTGAATGTAGAGGATTCAAATACTGTCTTTGCGTGCTGAGATGATACTAAAGTAATATTCATCCTATTGCAACCATCTATCCAACTAGGATCACATATCGTAGTCTCAATGCCAGCTGTAACTCCAATATTGTATTTACCTACTGGTTGGAACTCATTTGGAACCGTGATCTGAATCCAAAGATCTGGTTGCTGAGTAAGCTGATTTGTAAGAAGAGGTTTTACCCACTGGTATTTCTCTTCATCGGGGTTATGCCATGCAGTATTTCCCCATCTCTGAGGAATTACTTTTATATCCCATTCGTCTTTCTTTGACTCGTATAGCGCCTTAACGAAATCGTAACTGCGTGCTCCGTATCCGCTTGCTGTAAGTATCGGACAACTTATGACTGCTTGTGGTTTTATCATAACTTTAGTATGTAATTGGATGTGCTATCTTTTTTGGTGGAAGTGCTGTAATTTTTATAAATTCAAACTGTGCTCTTGGCTGGAAGTTCTCTATTGTCTGAGTAAGTGTGTCAAATACTCCGTCTGCCATCGCCTGTGCTGTCATCTTTGCCTCTGACGATGTTGCCCATTTTCTACCGGCCATTCCCCTCCTCTGTCTTTCTTGTGGACTCATCTCGTAGACCTGCTGTATCGCTTTGGCAACGTCTCTGAAGTCGCACCTGTCGTCCCAGATATAAGGAGTAGGTATAGAACCTACAAGACTCAAATTGCTTGGGAATACTGGCACTGCCCATTCTCCGTGTTCTTTGAGTGTGCCAAAGTGATTCGATGGCATGTCTTTGCTTGGCTCAAACCATTTGCTGTCTTTTACGAACCTCATCTGGTCTTGCATTCCACCGGTCACGTTTGCGATGAACATCTTACCACTCATCATGGACTCAGTAATGCTCAGTCCCCAGCCTTCGTTAGATGATACAAGAGCCGTTACGTCTGCCAAGTTGTAGAGTAGGTTCATCTGCTCTGGAGTGTATCTGTCCTCGGCGAAGTAAACTTTCTGGTAACTTGGATCGCAAAGAAGCTCTACTACCTTTGGAAGGTCTGTGCCGTGCTCATCAAGTCTCTGCGTGTGTAAAAGCAGTGCACACTTCTTGGCCTTCTCTTTGCCGATGGAGTCTGTGAACTTTGCCCATGCAGCGATGAGGTCTGACGTAGATTTCCTCCTTATGTTTCTTGCGTTGTAGAGGACTACGAACTCTGGATTGAACGAACCGAATATGCTCTTCTTCATCTGCTCCATCGCCGTATTTGCCTCTGGCATGAACTCTGTGATCGGGAAGAAGGTCTTATCGTTGATACCGTGTGGAACGTAGTTGATGATCTTGCTCTTTGCCTTGTCTCCGAGTACGAGCTCTGTGAGGATCTTGGTCTGCTTTGATATGCACATGAAGCTGTCGCAAGACTCGTAGTATGATTTGTTGTACAGTGGAGCTGGAGGACAATCCCATATCGATAAGTAAGTGATTGGAAGCTTCTTTCTGATCTCTGCCTCCATATCAAACAGCCAAACGTAGTATCTTGGATCTGTGAATAACATCATCGCATCAGGCTTCTCTATCTCGATAATCTGACGGATCATGTCTGGATTTCCGTAACCATCTGTGGGATATAGGATCACCGAAGCATCAGCGATTCCTAGCATGTTATTTGTGTCTTGGGATAGATCCAGTCTCTTGCCTTTCTCAGGATGGTTGATTCCTCCTGCTATCTGGACCCAATTGAATTTGTGTGCTGAACCTAATACTATCTCTCTTGACATTGTTGCAACGCCTGAGTGCATTCTGAGATCATCTCCGAGGAATAGTATCTTCTTTCTTTTGTTTTGTGGAATGTAACCGTTTACCATTTTTTATAACGTCTTTGTCTGTTTGATGTTCTCTACGAATGTGCTACCAGTGTAGTAGGTATTGTATGTACTGTGGATCTTGTGTCTGAATTCTGAGTCTGTGATGTAGAGAAATAGTGCTCTCTCAGTTAGGTCTTGAAGATACATCTTATTGACCTTTGTCAGAACTCTAAAGTCCTCGTATATGTTCTTTGGTAGCTTTAACGAGGTAAGCGTTCTTTCTTGGATAATCATGTCTTTTATCTATAAATATACATAAAATGTTTACAATGTATATTTTTTAGATATTTTTTTTATCGCAAAGTGTCTTATCGTCTTTGAACGGACAGTACTTACATCCGCCTGTGTTTTTAGGATATGCCTTGTCTATGTGCTTGCCATCTGGAGTGAATGCATCTGTTACGAATGCCTTAAGATCTTCAACAGCCTGCTTCATCTTGATCTTGCCTTGAGCTGGAATAACATGCTGAACTCTCTTTATAGGGAAGTCTGCGTCCTCGTAAACCTTGCGTCTTACAATGAAGAACTCTACGTCAATCATCTCAGGATCGACACCTAACTTCTTAGAATAAAAGTACTTATAGAATAGAAGCTGATTGAGTTTGGTCTGATCTTTCTTGTCTTTATCTTTCCAGCCTGAAGTACTGGTCTTGATGTCTAACACTTTGTACTTTCCAGTAGTCTTGCTCCTCATGATAAGATCTATGCTACCGATCATTAGTACATTTGGAATCTCCTCGACTACTGGTTCAGTTATCGGTATCTCAACTCCTATTAGCTCTTCATTTTTGAGAGAGAAAAACTGTGATCTCTTCTTCTTTATGTAGTCCAGAATCTGCAAGCCGTCTTCGATGAACTCTCCGAACTCTTCCTGAGTGGTAAAATGACCAGCGTTTTGTTCTCTAGCCTCTTTGTAATTCTCTACCATTCTCTGTTTGAAAAAGTCAAAGAGCTCCATCGAATCTGCAGCTTTTCCTGACACTGTGTACATGACTGTGAGATACTCTTGCAGAGCTTCGTGTAGACTTGTACCGAATGTAAGGTTTATAGAGTTGTCGAAACGCTTGTGCTTCTTCACGTACTGGAGATACCAGTTGTGAGGACAGTTCTTGTACATGCTGTATTGCGAGTACGAGATTGCTTTCTGTTTCGAGTAGTCTACACCGTAATCTTGCTTAGGCATCTTGGCTCTGAGTCTGAAGTTCTTTTGGAAGGAATTCCTGGTTTACGTGTCCGCACTGAGAACATGCGAATGTTGGGATTGGAATGATTGAATCTTGAGTTGTGCCTGTGACGAACTTTGATGCCTTGCGTATGATAAGTCCTTCTGTGAAAACCTGACCAGAACATTTATCGCATGTAATTGCAGTTGTCTTATCCAGTGTAATGTTTAGTTTGGGACCACCCATGTTGATTTCTTTTGCCATTTTTGTGTTTCTTTAAATATAACTTTGTTTTGTGATCTTTGAAAATGTATCTTATGAGTGTTGCTTTATCTTATTGATGAGCAACTGCTTTGGCATTGCACCAGTAGTTCTGTCTACCATCTGTCCACCTTTTAAGAATATCAGAGTTGGAACTGAAGTCACTGAATAGGCTTGCGCCATTGCTAAATTTTCTTGAGCGTCTATGTAATTAATATTTACGCCCGTCTCTGTTGATACTTGCTGTACGATCGGTTTGAACATCTGGCAAGGTCCACATGTCTTTGTGCTGAAATAGAGAATGTTAATCATTTTAGAAATTTGAAGTTGAAAGATTTTTCATGTATTTTAATGTGCCTTCATCAGTGATAGTAAAAAGATGTTTCATCGCAGATTGATCTATAGGTATACAAATGTTGTCTTGCGATAGATGTTCAACATTACTTTTTGTAGTTTTCATATTAGAAGGATCTAATTCATAAACTCGTCCGCCATATTGATTGTCAAGTTTAGAAAGAGGAACTGCAATAAAGTAAGTTCTATGACTTTCTTTTATCTTTTTAATTTGACTATTCCTAACCATAAAAGCTTTATCTTTTATCATTGGGACTAAGGTCTTGACTTCGACGTTTTTTCCATCGATAGTCAAGTCCTTTTCCATGTCAAAAGGATTTTCAGATAGTATTGCAATAATTCCCTGTCTATTAAAGTAATTTGCAATAATCTTTTCTCCTAAAGTTCCCAGTTCTTTATTCTTGAAATCCCTTGTGCTAGTATAAGACATATTATCCTTCTAGTATTGATTTGAATTTGAAATAAGATTTGTGTTTTTCTACGCCTGGAATTTCCCATCCATTATCGAAGTCCTTTATTGTGTGTCCAGGTTTTACGTAGTATTGCCATATTGGGTTTTTGATATACTTTAACCATACACAAAGCAAGTCTTCTAAGTCCATTGGCTTCATATTATATCTCTCACACAGCTTATTGAAGTCTTTGTATTTGAATCCTGGCTTGAGTATCTTCATTGATGATGTTGCCGTTGGTCCTAATTTACACTCTGTCCACTCATCGATCTCAAACAGTCCTTTGATTTTTGTGTCAAGATTTACATAGTTCGCAAGATCACCTGCCATCAGAAGATAATGGAAGTTGAATGCATGAAGGTTGTGTTTCTTATTGTATAGGTTCATCACGTCAACTATTACAGATAGACTAGTTCCAGGTTTGATCTTATCTATGATGTGATCTGCCCATGGCTCAAAGTGATTGATAACCAAGTCTTTAAGAGGATATCGTGGTGGTTGATTCACACAGCAACTAACGAAGTTACCTTTGTCTTCTTTCATAAACTTATAAAAGTCCTTGTATGAATCATAGTGCTGGAAATTAAGCAGGATCGTGTTGTTGTATCCGTGATTGTATTGATTTGAAGTACCAGATCCAAATATCCTGTGAGCATAGATCAAGAAAAGATAATCATAAGTTCCCCAGTTTGGATTTGCAATAGGTTCGTAGATATCCCAAGTAAGAGATTCTTTGCCCATGAAGTAGTCCTCAAGCAGGAATATGAATCCTTCAAACCTTCTATCAATATTGTGGAATAGATTTACATTGTCGATGTAGTTATCCCCTGTATTGAATACCCTTTTTCTGGTTTCAATGAAGACTTTCTCTGTCTTTCTGTTGATGTCGATGTAATAATCCAAACACTCTAGCGCTACTGGATTCCATCCGTTTTGATCTAGTTTTACTTCCACTTTAGCTTTTTTTTCTTTTTCTTTTATGAGATATACGCTTGATGATCCCTCTTCTTCATATGGAACTGGAGTGGCCTCATCATGATAATCTTCTGTAGAACATTGATACTCTTCTTGTTGATCAGGTCTTTTATATTCTACTTCGGATATTAACTCTATTTTAGACACCTCTGCTGGAGATATCTTATCATAATGTCTCTCATAGACATGCAAGTTGGTAATAAACCAGTGCATTTCTCCAAGTTTAGTATTGGTATCAAAGCAGACTTTATTCATCAACTTTGCAAATGTATACTGATCATTACAGAAACCAAACCATAAATCGATGCTTCTTGCAAATATAGTGAGATTTAGTTTACCGTCTACTACAGTAAAGTTAAGCACAACGTTACAGGGAGTGTCTGCGTCATACCTCTCTAGCTCATTTATGTCGTAATGAACAACTATAGCCCTTCTAGAATTAGGGTTCTTCTTGAGCTCCTGGATAGCACGATCTAACTGTCCATCCTTATTCCAGAAATAGCCATAATTAGAGTTGACCTCAGTTGTACCTGGCACCATCATGTTCTTCCAGATCTTTGCACGTTCTGATATTGCACTAGCGTCTCTGTTTCCAGTTAAGTACCAGTGCCATTCATATTCTGCATAGTCTTGATTGAACTTACGCTCAGGCTCTGTTATGATCATTTGCATTGGATTCTCTAGAGTAAATGACTTATTGAACAGGGCTTTTGTGCCTGAAAAGTCTTTACCCATAAACATGGCTTCTAAATAGAGCTGTTTAAATGCTTCGTTTGCGTTTTTAAATCTCATTGTATTGGGAAATGTCTATGAATTTTTTGAGGAAGTCTACTCCGTCTGTTTTTCTGTACGTCTCTAAATATAGTACACGTTTTATTCCAGATTGTAGTATTAATTTTGCACAGTCAACACAAGGACTTAAAGTTAGATACAGAGTCGAGTTATCAACAGAGTATCCAGATTTGGCCGCTTTTAGTATAGCGTTCATCTCTGCGTGAATTACTTCTGCGACTGTGACGTCTTCTCTTTCACAGCAATTGTCTACTCCAGCTGGTGTGCCATTATAACCAAAGGAAATGATGTTATCGTCTTTGACTATGACGGCTCCAACCTTAGATCTCTTGCAATAAGATAGACTAGATATTTCTTTGGCTATGTTTAAGTAGACCTTATCTAGCTTTTTCTTCTTTAAGTCCTCGTGTGTGTACATTGTGATGTTTATTCCGTAACCGTAAATATTGATGCTCTCCATTCTTAGTGAACTCCAGTGCTACCGAAACCTCCTTCGCCCCTTTCGCTTTCTATGTTATCTAATGACTCTACTACTTCGATGTCTTCGTAGTTCATTTTGATCAGTATAAATTGAATAAGCTTTTGACCTGGATTTATCAGCGTAGTAGATTTGCCACTGTTGAATACGTGGATATGGATCTCGCCTTGGTAATCTTCGTCTACTACCTCAGCGCCCTTTGTGAGTTTGTTCTTTGTTGCAACTCCGGATTTATTGAAAGCGATAAGAGCATAACCTGGTGATACTTGTGCTTTGATTCCAGATGGTATTAATGCGTCTTCTCCAGGTCCTAGTAGAATAGGCTTCATATCATTTGGAGTGTAGAAATCAATGCCTGCGCTTTTACTCGTGCCTCTCGATGGAGTTTTTACGTCTTTTACTTTTATTATCTTCATTCTATTTTGTTTTGTCGTATTCGTCTTTGTAGTGTTCTACCATCGCTGTAAGATAAGCTATGGAATCCAATATGTTATCGTATTTCTTTGAGTAAGATTCCCTTGACATTTTTAAGGCTACCATACAGAGGTACATGTCTTTTGCTGTAATCGGTTTGCCTGTCATAGTAGAAGCCAAAGTTGCTGCTTTCTCCATGCTCTCTTTCATAGGACCGTACTTTCTTGACGATTCTTCTGCTCTGCGATAGACGATGTCTTGCGCATGTTCTAATATGTTCATAAAATAATATAGCGATTTGATATAAACTAAGAAAGTATATCTTGTAAGTGAGGATAATATTTTGGCTTTATATGCACTGATTGCTTTGACTCGAGTATATCCAACATAGTGGTACCATCTGCGTCTTCCCATTCTTCTGGCCATGAAACGTAGTTAAGTCCTGATTGTGAGATTATGTGGTTTGCAATGTGTCTGAGTTCTGTTCTCAGTTCTCTTGATCCATAGAATGGTTTACCTTTATATAGTCCTGTGCCTGGAATTTTACGTGATTCGTGTTCTACTGGAAGTAATTGAACTATGGTAGGATCATTAAGTTCCTTTGCAAAGTTTACATATTTTGTAAACAATTCCTCTGTTGCTTTATGTGGATCTTCCATGCGTCCTAGATGGAATCTCAGATCGATGTTTCCAAAATAGAGTACAACATTGCCAGGTCTGATCTCATTCAAAGCTCGAGCATTGGCATGTTTCATCCAACCAAAAAGCGTCTTGCCTTGATTAAAACTCAATGCATATCCAGGTCTCCACTGAGAAAGCGAATGTGAATCTCCTATGACAATGTTTGGACTTGATTTTGAGAAGTAATGTACAGCACTGCCTATTGGCCAGTTATCACTATCGACTTTGATTCTCTGATTGAATTTCCTAAAATCAAAAGTCTTATTTACAAATTCAAATATACCCTCAAACTTAGATATCGCCTCCATCTTTTGTGTATGGATCGGCTGAGGTCCTCCTGGTACATTAAAGCTTCCATCTACAAAGTTGACTCCTTCGCAAATGTAAAGTTTCTCGTATTCTCCCCAAGTTGCTGGATCGGGATTTACATCTATTGTGTCTTGAGGATTTCGGTCTTTGACCATCTTTGTGCAAATGAGACCGTAGCCTCCACCCTGTGTATTAAAGGTAGAGCCTACGTTTCCCATTATTGATATTAGTGCTGATTTCATAACCGTGTCTTTTTATAAAATTACATCATTCCTGCCATATTAGGAAGTCCATCTCCTGAGTTGTCTTCTTTGTCAGACTTCTTCTCAAGCACCACTGACTCCACTGTAAGGATCGTTCCTGCTACGCCCGCCGCGTTCTTGATAGATGAAGTTACAACCTTTGTAGGATCAAGAAGTCCTGCCTCAATTCCATTTACTATGCAACCGTTCTTTGCGTCGAATGTGGTGAACTTATCATCCTTGGAGTTTATTCCGTGCAGGATCTCGTACCAGTTTTCTATACCAGCATTCGAGAGTATCTTCTTAAACGGAGTGTGACAAGCTTCGTATACGATCTGGAATCCAAGCTTTTCGTTGTCTTTCCAGTTAAGCGTATTGTTCTTCATCATCGTGATCGCCTTGATAAGCGCTACTCCACCTCCAGGAAGTATACCGTCTACTAGCGCAGCCTTTGTTGCAAGCAGAGCATCTTCAACTCGGTCTTTCTTCTCTTTCATCTCGATCTCTGAGTTTCCACCTACGTTGATGATCGCTACTCCACCGATGAGTTTACCAAGCCTCTCTTGTAGTTTCTCCTTTTCAAAGAATGACTGCGCCTTGTCTATCTGGTCTTTGATCTCTTGTGAACGTGCTACGATTGCCTCTGCGTCACCTTTACCGTCGATGATCGTAGTCTCCTCTTTGCCCACTGTTACGATCCTAGCTTTACCAAGGAGTTTGTCCATCGCATCAGGAGTCGTCTTCTCAAGCTTGTGTCCTTTGTTCTTTGACATCACAGTCGCACCAGTCAAGATGGCCATGTCCTCTAGAAGAAGCGTTCTGCGATCTCCAAAGTCAGGCGCTTTCACTGCCGCTACCTTTACTACGCCGCGCATCTTATTGACAATCAATACCGCCAGTGCTTCGTCTCCGTAGTCTTCTGCAACGATGAGAAGTGATTTGTTTTCTGAGTTTGCTTTTTGCAGGAATGGTACCACCTCATTCATCGAGTTGATCCTACCATCGTAGAGCAAAATGTATGTGTCTTCCATTACCGCTTGCATCAGAGTGTTGTCTGTTACAAAGTATGGACTCTTGTATCCACGGTCAAACTGCATGCCCTCTACCACTTCCAGTGTAGTCTCTCCTGTCTTTGATTCCTCGATGGTGATAAGACCTTCGCGTCCAACCTTGTCGATTGCCGCTGAGATCAACTCTCCTACTTCTGGATCATTGTTACCTGAGATGATCGCAACCTGCTTGATCTGCTCTTCTGTGCTGACATCGACTGAGATTTTCTTGAGTTCTTCTATGACCATGCTAACGGCCTTGTCGATTCCTGATTTTACCTCTACTGCATTCGTGCCTTGGCGTATTGCCTTAATGCCCTCTTTGATCATCTGAGTAGCCAGCAGTGTTGATGTAGTAGTACCATCGCCTGCTTCATTCGCTGACTTTACTGATACCTGCTTTACCATCTGTGCTCCAAGATCTTCGAAGTCATTCTCCAGTTTAAGGAATGCCTTTGCTACTGTGACTCCGTCCTTTGTGGCTTTTACCTCACCGTTTGGTTCTCGTATCAGCACTGTACGACCTCCAGGGCCCAAAGTAGAAGATACCGTGTTGTTCAATTTCTCAATGCCTGCAAGGAGTTGTTCCTTGAGTTCTTGTCCGAAAACGCTATTTGTAGTGCTCATATTACTGTGTGATGTGTGATTTTAGACTGTGAATGACTTGTCTAAAGAGATAGTCTTTGCTCTTTTGCTCTGTTGGAAGTTCTGCGTATGGAACGTAACATGGATGCTCTTTAGTTTCAGGATTCTTTACTGGACCATACTTCCAACCCTCTTCTGTCTTCTGTTTCATCCAGCTTTCATGCGATGCTTCTGGTGTGGCGTCTGGATTTGAGATATGGAACTTTACTCCACTTACTGCAGAGTCCTTTTGCCACTGAGGTGCATCTTCCCACGTAGGTTGAGAATGGTCTCCGATGCTTTGGCAATATGCCTTGTTGATTTCGTGTGCAACTTGTGCGATGTCTTGTATTGTCATATTAACTTAGTACTCCTAATACCTCTGTTTCTTTTGTGATGTAATAGTCTTCTCCTCCGAAGCTGATCTTTGTTGTGCCCATCTTAGGAATCATTACGATGTCTCCTACATTAAGGCTCGATGGGATTACCTTGTCTGAGTGGTAATTGTAAGTCCCTGATGTGGCGATGACTTCTCCAGTTTCCGGCCTCTCTTTTCCCATGTCAGGCAGGATGATATTACCAATCATCTCCTCTGAAGTGTCTGTGGGTTTCATTACGATGTACCCATTTTTTGGTTGAATGTTCATGTCTATAATTTGTCTGCTAAATTTAAAATGTACTGTTCATCTTCAAGATTCATTCTCCATCTGTTTGCCGCGATTTTGTTGCATGCAGTTGTAAAAGAGTGATCATCCCCCGTTAACGCTGCTCTCACTTGATTGGATTTGTCTCCATAATTCTTGTGATCTCTTAGTACTTGTATCACGTCTTTTGGATCTAAATCATCAAGCAATCCTTCGAGCAGTGTTATCTTGTCGCTCTTTCTCCAGATTGAATTAAGTATCTCGTCAATTTCTAAATCAACGTCTATGCTGATGCTTGCCATAACTATATTGTATTACTTTTTTGTGATAAAATGAAACCTTTCTTTTCAGTATGTAAAATGAAACACCGATAACCTATTAGATTTTTTCTATAACTTTTCTCCGCAGTTTGGGCAGAACTTCCAGTTTGATTTCTTGATTCTGATTCCGCATTCTCCACAGTAGTTTCTGATCTCCTGTGCCTCGATTGCTTTAAGAGACTCTGGAAGCAGGTGATACTCGAATGTGAAATAAGGGAATTGGTAGAAGTCCCCTGTAGTGGTTGAGAACTTTTGGCTTGACTTTTCTCCTTGTGATACTCGACCTGTCTCTATAGAATCTGGCTTTGCCTCGTTGAGACTCATCTTTGCTGACCTTAGAGTATTGCCTGATTTTGATATTGAAGTCGATGAGTAGAAGCTTGACACGCTCATTGTAGTATTTGGACTCGAGTATGTGTAGCTATCGTAGAATACTGGAGGATACGTGAGCGTTAGGTCTCCTGTACTAATCTTCTGTATCTCTGGATAAAAGCAGATCTTTACGAGTCCGTTCTTCTCTCTTGCGCCTTTTGTCTCATCTACGTTGTCAACTTCGTAGGTCTTGAATTCAAATTTGGCATTCTCGTCGATGAACCTCTCTATGAACTCCCTTCTTCCAGGATTGATAACTATGCCAGAAGTCGAGATCAGCTTGCCGTTGATCCAGATCTTTGCCATGTATCTTATTGAGGTGGGATTGAATAGCTCTATCTCGAAATTTGTGCCGTCCTTGAGATAGATGTTTTTTCCGTCGTAGAGCTTGTGTCTAGACTTTTTTGATGTGATATGGGCTTCTGGACTTGCATAAGATCCCCATACAATTTTTTCTGTTGTAGTGAACATTTGATTCTCCTTTTTTATGCTTTTAACAATGTTGCTAATCTTTTTGAGGCCTTAACCTCTCAAGGGATTTTTTCCCAAGACTAACAAAATTATCGGTGTTTCACTAATAAATATATGCAAATTATATTTCGTTCATGTTTTTCCTAAAATTTTTATTGATGTTTTATTGTATCTCCTACATTGTACTTACTGCAATCGTCTATGAATGAGTTCCTGCCTCGATTCCAATAGTAGACGCAACCTGTATCGTAAACTTCGTACTTCTCTACGACAGTCCAGATAGAGAACTTGTAATCTGTAGTCTTAATTTTGTTGAACTTTGGTGAGCACGATGCGAGTAACAGTGCTGCAATAATGATTAGATTTTTCATAACTTTATTTTTTATCCTGTTTTAGGTATTTTCTATATTCTTTAGCCCTATCTCTTTTTATTTTTCTTTTATGATATCTCCAGTTAACTTCATTATAATTATCCAGAGTTGATATTATGAAATCATATGCTGATTTACATTTTAATACATCTTTTTCTTTATGGTCTAGTATTACCCATGTGCTACTATATGGATCAAATTGATCTACTACCCATTTCCAGCTGTATCGTTTGCGTAATTTCTTTAAGTACTTGATTTTCATATTTTTATATTTTAGTGTCCATCGCGCCAATTTTTAGATATTGCTGGCGGTGCTTTTAGATTTATGCTTATTTTTGTTGTATTCTCCATGCAGTTCTGTACGATCTTTGCGCACTCCTCTGCGTGTTCTTCAGGTACCTCTGTTACTATCTGGTCATGGATCTGAGCACACACCCAACCATTTATACCTCTCTTCTTGAGCTCTCGGTTTATTGCTATCGCTGCGCGGTTTACTATCGAAGCTGAGAGTCCTTGGATCTGTACGTTACGAGCATTGTTGACACCATTTACATAGTCTCTGTATATCTTTAGGACTTTGTCTTTGCCATACTGAGACTCTAGCATCTTTCTTACTTGCCAGTCGGTAATAGCGTCTCCAAGCGTATCATAGATCTTCTTGACTTTATCTAGGTGTCTTATGCGTCCTACTTGAGTCTTTACATATCCTTGAGTTTGTGCTTGGTACTTTGAGTCTACCATCCACTGTTTTAGAGCAGGGAATCCATCAAGGTAACCATCGACTAGGATCTGTGCTTTCTTTTGGTGTATACCTAAGTTCATTCCAAGCGCATAAGCTCCCATACCATAAGGAATACCTAGTGCGTATGCCTTGGCTTTATTTCTCAGGGCTGGTGCATGTTTTCTAAGGAAGTTCTCTGCCTTTTTGTCCGGAGAATATTGATTGAGTTTTTCTGTCTTTATCGCAATCGTAGAGTAGAAGTCCCAGTTGTTTCTAAAGATGTCTTTCAGTCCCTCATCACCAGAAACGTGGGCGAATACGTGTGGCTCAAGTGATTCATAGTCACAATCAATAAAGGCATTGCCCTCTTCTGATATAAAGAATGCTCGTACTAAGTTTGTGTACTCTATCACTATTGGATCGTCTTCACCCTCTTCTTTTGGTCTTGGAAGTTGCTGTGCGTCTGAACCATACCTGCCAGATACTGTACCATGTTGCTTATAGTAGAAATAGTATCGACCATCCTCTTGTGCGTCCAGAAAGCGATCCATGTACGTAGATTTGATCTTTAGGAGCTTGCCATATATTCTTAGCTTAGAGGCCCAAGAGTGCTGATCAGCGATGCTCTGGATAAGATCATCATCAAATTGTGGTTTACCTTTCTTTGTCTCTGAAAGTGGTTTTATTCCAAGAGCATTAAAGGCTATGTCGCCCATCTGATCTTTGGATTGAATATTGAAGAAGGCGCCATCATTGTCTTTCTTCCACAGAGTTATGCTTATTTTATCTAAATCCTGTTGATCCAAAACATACTCAAAACCATCGAGTAGGAATGTTTTTACTGGAGAGTCTGGAAGCTTAGACAGGGTTGACTTTGTGATACTGTATTTGCCTGTGGTTTCTGATGTAGGAAGTTCTAAGTTAAAATGCCTTGCTGTCTCTTGTGCAAATGAACCTTTATTATTAGGTGGGAATGCCTCTTGTGCTTTTCGTATGATCCATCTCTGAACTTCTTCTCTGCTAAGCAAGTCATCTACTACGAGATCATGATACTTCTTCATCTCTGCATTAATCTTATCTCTTGAAGATTTGATAAGGTCAATGTCAAGCTTTACGCCTTTGTCTTCCATTGGTATAGTCACTTCTCTGTAAAGTGGCATAACCTCATCGAAAAAGAAGAAGTCATTAAGTCCTTGCTCTTCTATCTTTTGTAAATAGTACTCGTATACTCTCAGTGCAAGATCGGTATCGGCACATGCATATTTTGAGAGAATATCGATGTCTGCTTTCCAGATTTCATAGTTTTCTTTTGTAGTTGATCCTCCATTTGCTCTTATCGACTCTTTAAGCTCGATCTGCTCTTGGTTTGCCTCAATGTCTATATCAATACCGATGTGAATTTGTATGCTTTTTGCAATCTCTTTAAGTGCAAATGAACCTTGACCACCCTCTGAGTTTACACCTTCTTCTTGAACTGAGTGCACCATCAGAATCGTGTCTGCATAAATGCTGTCAGTGAGATCTACTCCATAGAAATTTTTAACGAATCTAACGTCGAATGAAAGGTTGTGACCTATCAACTTTTTACCAACTAGTAGTGCTATGACCTTCTTGGCTATATCATGACATAAAATATCATCAACCTTAGCGTCCAGGAGCTCACCATTGACATATGTCATCGTAGGCATGTAGTAGCCTAGGCCCTTAGCTCCTGATACAGAGAAGCCTATGATTTTACCTTTTCTGGGATTTAGTGAATTGGTTTCGGTGTCAAAAGATATTAACTCGTGATCCTTAATATGAGCTATCATCTCCTTGATCAAATCCAAGGAATCCACTTTTATGTAATGTCTCGTTATCATAAACTTTATTCTTCTTGTAAGGAAATAACTTATTGAGTCTGCTCTGTCTTCTCGAACATCCGCAGTCCTCTAAACCTAATACTTTCTCTGCAAACCACGAAGCAAATCTATCCAGTCTAAAGAAATGGGTAAACTTTGCTATCGAGTCTCCAAGTCCTCTGCTACTTGTCATCTATCTTATTTTCTAGTTTTGCTATCGCTGTGGCTGCGCCTATAATAAGGTTTTGAACTTGCATCCAAAGCTCATTGTGATCTTTTCTTAATCTATGTATAAGTCTAAATTGATAGACTTGCAAAACCATGAGTACGAATATCACTACTAGATAGAACGTCTCGATTGTAAATGTAAATGTCATAAGGCAAATCTATAACTTTTTATTTGAAATTTAAAATATTTTTTCAAAGTAAAAAGAGACCCTACTGAGGTCTCTTCTACCTTGACTTATAATATTCTTATACTAAGCAAGCCCCTCCAGCACAAGCTACCTGATCTTTCAAGTCTGTGTTATCTTCTATTTCGATCACCATATCAAGATCCACGTTTGAGAGAGACTTCATCATCTCTTCGTATTTTTCCTGAGTGCAGTCTTCGAAAGGCGCTTGAATGTAAGTATGGTCTGAGAACGGAAGAACTGAAAGCCCGTTGTAGAATGCTCTGTTTTCCCACATCCATGCTCCAACCTGCTCCCACTCGTCGTCTTTTATCGATATGGTCGCTGAGATATTGTGCGTGTTCTGACCTGTTCTGTGTCCTGGTTTGATCCATCCTTTGTAGAACAGCTTTACTCTCTCAAGAAGATCCAGTGCCGATTCTGTTCTCAGTATAGATCCCTCTGGTGCTTTCTGTGGAACTGATATCACCGCTGTGTCATGTGGCCTAAAGTACTCGTCTTGTACTAGCTCTGGGTGATGCATGCTCAAGTATGTATAGATCGCTTCATTCTTGCCTACTCTCACGTTCCTTATGTAGTACTCACCGTGCCAAGCGTGTATGCCTGATGACGTTCCAAGTACCAAAGATGATGTTCCTGATGGTTTGATTGTAGTGCACCTTGCAGCTGCGTTGATTCCTATAAGCGCTGCGATCTCTGCGTTTGTCTTCTTTACTTCTTCTGCCGCCTGCTTCAGATCTAACTTCTGTGCTACTCCAGATCCGATACCTGTCATACCAACTCCGATAAGTGCCTCTTTCTCAGTCGTCTTCTGCCAAACCGATCTCAGATAGTGGAAGTTAGTGTATCCTGCCTGTAGAGTACCGATGAATGCCGCTGCTTTTACTCTCTTATTAAGATCTTCTTGGTCTACTACGTCTGATACGTTTACCTCACAAAGGTTACAGAATTGATAAGGCCTGAGTGCGATCTCACAACATGGATTAGTTCCCCAGTCTTTGTCATTGCTTAAGTAGATACCTGGCTCTCCTGATCCTGAGTTCTTGATCTTTTGCCACAGGCTCATGAAGAATTCCTCTGTGATCTTGTTTCTCAAAAGTACTGCTGAGTTATTTGCCCTGCCTCTCTGTGGATTAAGCTCCCACCAATTTCCTGATTTACATGAGATCATCTCTTCATCATCGGCTGAGAATAGAGATATAAGCGCTGCTCTTCTGATACCACCTGCCAGCACCGCGTCTGCAATGTGACAAACCATATCGTGAACTTCTATCGAACTGAGTTTGTCTCCATCTTCTTTTTGGCTGAGAATTCCTTCAAGCATAAGCAGACACTCTTTCAATGGCTGAGGACCAGGAGCTTTACCGCCTGAAGTCACTAGCATTGCGCCTTTTGGTCTAATATCTGAGAAGTCGAACATGATAGTTGGACCTCCTTTAAAGTAGGATTTGATCAGGGCTTTTACTGCGTCTGCCCAACCTTCGATAGAATCTCCTATTAGGAACCTCTTGTGCTTCTTTGGATTTGGCTTTCTGATTTCTGGAAGCTTTTCTACGTGATGCGTCTGTACCGAGAATCCAACTCCAGTACCACCTAGAAGAAGGAACATCGTCTCTGAGAAAGCATGTACGTCATCGATTGGAAGGTATGCACAATTGTAAACCCTGTTAGGAGAGATCTCTATTGGCTTTCCACCAAATTGAAGTGACCTCATTGATGGTAGGACCTTTTTGTCGTAAACCATTTTGTAGACCTCTTCGATTTCTTCTGCTAATTGGGGATACTTTTTGATGTGCATCTCCTTGTTTCTGTCCACTAATTCTTTCCAGGACTCTCTTTTCTTTTGCTCCGGAAGGTACTTAGAATACTTCATGTGTACCGTAATATCCGATAGTATTTCTTGTGCTATGTTCATATAATGTTAATTTCGAAGAATAGAATGCAACCTAGGTCGCCGGGGAGACGCCTATCAATTTACTTTGTAGAATGTTAAAATCTAATTACTTACCTGGAATGGTACTATTACCTGATGAAACCGGAGCATTTACTTGTGCCTTTGCAAGCTTTGAAGTAGAAGGTGCATTTTGGTTTGTTGCGTTCAGAGCCGCAATATTATCATTGTATTTATCAGGAGTTTCAGCGGGTCTAAGACCATCTGACTTTTGTGATTTCTTAAATAGATCTATTAAAAAGTTTGCCATGTTTTGTTCATTTTCTCTGTATCAATAAATATCGGCAAGAGGATTTCGATTATTTTGAAAGCTCGAAAAACTTCTTACTCAATATGGATTTCTCTTCAAATGTTAGACTAGATTTATCTGCAGTCTTGAATTGTCCATTAGTTTGAGCTTGCATAGTCTGGATCTCCTCTTCGGTCAATTCATTATCATCAATCTTTATACTACCATTATCAGTGTTTATTTGTGCATTGTAAGTCATACCATCTTGTCCATATCGGTTCTTCATGATGTGAACTCGGCCTGTCTTATTGAGCTTATCTGCCCTCTTTCTAGATAGTGACATAATAAAGTCGGCGATCATAATTTTATTGTATGAACCTGCCGCCTTGTCTCCCTCCACGATATCATCCTTTGCTCCAGCTCTATTTACTTGGGATACTGACCATATCGGAGTATTAAGCTCTCTTGCCATCCCCTTTACTGCAGTGTATACATCATCTATCTCGTCTTTAACGTCCATTGATTTTCTATTTGACTTTAGAAGATCTATGTAGTCGATGATGATCAGGTCTGGTTTATGTCCAAGATCAGTACACTTTCTTATGTGAGATTCTATTGAGTTGACAGTAGTTTTACCCATTGGAAACTCTTTTACTATGAGCTTGCCTGGTAAGTTCTGTATTACCTGATCTACTGTTTCTCTGTGCTTATGTATCTCTTTAAACTCTATGCCGGTAAATACAGAGTCATATCTCTTTCCTGTGTAGATATCTGAGAGCTCAAGCGTATAGTGAGCGACTGTATAACCCGCTTGTACTGCAAATGCTCCAAGGTTTACCAAGAACCATGACTTACCTGAGCCTGGTCCACCAAATATAATACCAAGATCTCCTCGACCTAGTCCGCCCATCAAGTGCTCTGTTACGTGGGCCCAAGGAGTTGGAATTGCTGCTCTATCGTCTTCCCTATATCTCTGCTCTACATCTTTATCGTACTCGTGACCGATGTTCTTGTCTGCTCCAGCTTTAAGCGCTCTGTCAATCATCGATCGTATGTCTTCAAACTGACCTTTGCCAAGAAGATCTACTGAGTTTAAAAGCGCCTTCTTTAGCTGTTGGTTTTTACAGAATCCTGAGAACTCTTGCTCGATGTAATCTCTGTCCTCGTTTGCTGATTTGAGCGCCTCTTTTACCTGCTCTGCCACCGATACTTTAAGTACCTCATTGTCGATTTTCTTTACTTCTACCTGAAGGAACTCAAGAGAAGGTGTAGTGTGATATTTGTAGTAGTATCTGAGAACCTCTTTCACTATCCATTGTGATGCTGGAGAGTCAAACATCTCAGGCTCTACTACGTCATTTATCGTCTGTAGAAACTCTTTATGTTTTAGTAAGCTCGATAAGACCTTTACTTGAAATCCACTTCCATACGCATTAAGCGTGTTCAATTGTGCCATAACTTTTTCTGTTGATTTATTTGTATTCTGCTAAGTATTTAAAGTTGGTGAAGAGCCAAGATGGTAAGTTTGTAATGCTCTGTCCAAGTTGATCTTCATTATACATCTCTGTAAACTCTGTAGGATTGTACGCCTTATTTGCGCTCTCTATCATGTAGTTTATCTCCTCTTGTGCTTCTTCTGGTATATTAGGTTCGTCTAAGTCCATGAGTTGCTTGTTAATATGGAGCTGACTTCTAAAATCATATATCTTTTTGAGCATTGGAGTTTTACTCTCCTTGCACTTGTCTACAATCTCCTCTAGACTAATAGTACGTGATTGTCCTAATTCTGGAAAATGTTTTAGCAAAGTCTTAGGACCTAATCCCTTTACTCCAGGAACATTATCGCCTTTGTCTCCAAGCAATATCTTCTGAGTAAGAAAATTATTAGACGTGACTTCGTATTCTTTGAGTACGTCCTTTGGTGTGTAAAACTTCTTTTTTGTAGGTGAATATATGCTAATGCGATCTGATGCAAGCTGAAGATAGTCTCGGTCAGAAGACATGATTGTTACTTCATCTCCAATGCGTTTTGCGATATATCCGATGACATCATCTGCCTCTATTTTGTCAATGGATATAAGATCTATGGGTAGACATCTTAAGTAGTCCACGAGTCTCAGAAGCTGGTTCTTGATGGCATCGCTCTCCTCTTCAAGATCATCAAACATATCCCAGTTAGTAATTCTCTTGAGTCCTCTGTGTGCTTTATATTCTGGGTAAAGGTAGCGTTTATTTGTTGAGCTACCCTTACCGTCGAATACTACTATGACACGAGTTGGTCTTACCAGTCTCATACCGTATGCCATTGACTTTAAAAATCCAGTGAGTGCTCCAATATGTTGTCCTGCGTTATTTACATGCTGGATCATTGCAAAGGACCTCAAGAAGTTATTGAGCCCGTCTACTAAAAAGACCTTGGAATTAATGCCTAGCTCTTCCTTCTCATTCGTCAAGGAATCGAGTATGTCTTGGTATTTTGAATTCATTTTTTGTGTTTTTACTCTTCTGTATCGAAAATGTCTGGAGTATCACTTGGCTCTTCTACGAGTTCAAAGTCTGTTCCTCCTAGTGTCTTAAGCCATTCATGTGCATGCTCTTTCTTATAGGCATTTACTTCTTTTGGATCATCCTTTATAAATCCATGCACAGTCATAATAAGCTTGTCTACTGCTGTAACTCCTGTGATGTGGTTTTTATCACAGCTCAACCTTGTCCTCTTTGCAAACTCAACTGTCTTTCCGTTCTTGCTTGCATTGATTTTATTAGTGCCTGCGTTAGTGATATTACCAAAAGTGATCACAAGAGAAGCGTCAAACCACATTGTGTTACCGCCTTTATTCTGAAGTTTAGGTTGACCCATACGTACTTCAGGTTTTGCTACCCAGACTTTATTGATCGCTACCAATGTGTTAGTATATGGTTGGCTCTCCTTTCTGGACATAATAATCCTCTGGTTGATAAAGTTACCGAATTGCTGACTCATTGCACCTGCGTTCCACTCATTGTTATTTGAGTTAGATTCGATGCTAAGTCTACACGGTATCGATCCTACAGAGTCCCAGAAGAAACAAATATCATAAGGTAGATTTCCTTTCTTTTGCTCATCAAGAATATCTGCTATGAATCCTGATACGTCCTCAACACATTGCATCTTTTCTCGGTCAACATAGAGAAAGAATCCACTATAGTCCACCACTTCACCAGTCGTCTCATCAACTACCTCATCAAACTTAAGACCCATTGACTTAGCGTGTTCCCAAGACCATTTCATCTCTGTAATTATAAACACAGGTAATATCCCCATGCTTTGTGCAGAGACAGCAGCCTCAAGCAACGCAGTGGTCTTTCCAGTGTCTGAGTGACCTCGAAGCAGAGTGATGTGTCCAATAGGAATTCCAGGAATTTGTAGCGTGTCTTGGAAAGCCGAGGAGAGAGGTATCCACCTCTGCTCCTTGAACTTTACCGATGTGCTTGATAGATTCTTGGACTTCTTAAATTTGTCCAAGTTAAACTCGCCTTTTATAGCTTTAGAAAGGGCTCCATTGAGCCCCTCTTTCTTTTCTGCTTTTGCCATGTAACCTTTTTAATTTTGATTAGATATTAAACAGGTCGTCTATCGCCTTGTCTGTGTCACTCTTTTTTGTGCTTAGAGAGAATGACTTAGTCTCCTTTTTTGGCTTTTCTTCCGCTGCTGGTTTCTCCCAAGGAAGATCTCCGACAGTCTCTTCAACTGGTGCTGCAGGTTTTTCTGCCTCTTCTTCTGGGTTTAGATGTGCTTGCAGTGCGGCCTTCATATCTTCGTATGAGTAGTGCTTATAGGCGTCTACTGGGTTTGGCTGTTCTGTCAACCACTTCTTAACCAGTTTGTCATCATCTGAAAGCGGAGTAACTTTAGTCCTTACGCGCACCTTAGACTGGTTGTAGTTTGTACCATTCTGCTCAGGTGATGTGGTCTCGATTGTGATATCACGGCCTGAGATTGGATCTGTGTAGTCGCCTACGTCTTCGTCTTCCATGATTGCAAGAAGTTCCATGTAAACCTGCTTACCGAATTCCCAGAGCATTACGCCCTTGTCTTCTTCTCCGCGTACGATGATAGGTACCATGACCCTCATTTTTGGTTCAAGCTTTCTAGCCAACTGCCAATCTTCTTTGTTTGAAGACTTACGAAGTTTTTGAGTGAACTCTGCGATAGGATCTTTCTCATTATAACATGCAGGCGACATCATCGTCTTGTTATTGATCCCGTAATAAATGTGCATCTCCTTGAACGGAAATGTCTTGTCATACATCGATGGAAGTATTCTCACCGAGTGTTTTCCTACTGCTGCTCTCCAAAGCGTCTTGGGTTGATTTTCACCCTTTGCACCTTTTGGATTTTGTAACGCAGCTAGCCTTGCCTTGAGGGCGTTTACGTCAATTGCCATATAAAGATTAATTGTTTCTTAAATAATAATACGTGAAAATTTTGATCTAGAAAAGTAGATCTACGAAGTGGTAACTATTTTGTGTACCAGTGTATTTAACTTACGAAACTCATTTCCTTGTGTGAGAAGCATAGAGTTTCTATACTCTTGCCAGTTGATTGGAAATCTGTTATCCATGACCCCACCGTTGAGGTTCATGATAAGTGTGTTGAGTGCATTTATTGTGTAAAGCGTGTTTGTCTCTTTCTTTCTGTGAAGCAGTATCGTGTTGCCGAGTATCTTGGTCTCTTGACCTTCGATCTCGATGTTGTATGTGCACATATACTCTTCTGATTCTGGAGACGCAAGGACGAAGATCTTGTTGTACAGGATCTTATATTGGCTGTTTATTTCTGCCAATCTCTCGTCTAGTCTTTCTTTTGGTGTGAAGCTACAAAATAGCCTATTCATCAGTGATTCTTGCGTTAACTTCATTATTGTCATAACCCTATTGTAATTATAAATATCGTGATTTATTCGAAAAAATAGTCTTTTGCGTATTTATGTTTAACTTTATATCCTCCCTCTTCGAGTACGGCTTTGATTTGGACCAGGAATTCTTTGCCGTCTTGTATGCTATAATCAAAAAGAAAAGCGTCATATGTTATAAGTATCAGGCGACTTTTATAGTCTACCATATATTTTTGTAACTTTTCTATCTTCTCTACGTTATTCCTTGTCTCTAAGTTTTGTACCCAGTAATTGAATAGCTTGAGTTTATTCATCTCTGAGTTTCTTCTTAGTCTAGTGCCAGTTGGAAGTATTATCGATCCGTCTTTTTTATACCTAGTCCAGATTTCGTCTATGAAGTCTCCAAGCTTTGAAAAGAATGGGTGTGACCTATACTCTTGATCTATGCCACCGTACATCTGCTTGAAAGTGATCTCCTTTGACTTTGTGTATTCCTCTTCTGTTAATTGCTCTTTTCCAAAATAGACTCTGCCTAACTGGGTGTGTAGTGATTCTTCTTGGTTAGGAAACTCATATCCTATTTGTCTCGCTATCAATCTTAGGTGATACGCATCAAAGTCAAACTCAACAAGGAGATCGTTTCTAGGCACAAAGCAACTTCTCATCTCCTTTGTCTTTGGTATTGC